CCGTTCCTCGACGACATCTTCGAGATCATCGACTCGAAGGCGACGATCCGGAACAAGTCGACGGGCCGCGTGATCCGCTGTCTTTCCAAGGACAGCGGGAGCAACGAAGGATTGAACGGCTCGGTCCTCATCGATGAGATCCACGCGCACACCGACGGCGGCAAGCTGGTCGACGCCTTGATGTACGCCACCCGGGCAACCAAAAACTCCTTCGTCGCCACATGCTCCACGGCCGGTGACGACCGCAACGGGATCGGCTTCCGGTGGTGGCACGACGCCGAGCTCGTGATGAAGGATCCGGCATCCAACCCGACCTTCATGGGCCTGATCTATGCGGCCGATCCCGAGGATGACTTCTCATCCGAAACCGTGTGGAAGAAGGCCAACCCGGCCCTCGGGGAAGCGTTTCCGCTCGACGAGTTCCGGGCCGACTACCAGGACGCCCAGACCGACCCGCGGAAGATGAGCCGCTGGCTCCGCTACTCGCTGAACGTCTGGACCGAGCGAGACAACCGCTGGTTCCACGGGGACGAGTTCACCCGCTGCCAGGCCGACCCGCCCGAGCCCCTCGACGGCCGCCCGTGTTGGGTCGGCATCGACCTAGCCGATCACGACGATCTGACGGCGGCCGTCTTCCTCTTCCGCTCCCCCGACAACTCCTTCGACGCCGAGCTCCTCGCGTGGGTTCCCGAGGAGTCCATGATCGAGCGGGAGAAGAAGCAGAACATCCCGTATTCATCCTGGGTCCGCGACGGCTGGTTGACCGTCACCGAAGGGAGCCGGATCGACCAGGAGAAGGTCCACGCCGACATCATGGCCTTCCTCGAGCGACACGAGTGCCGCGGGGTCGGCGGTGATCCGTACCACCTCGACTGGATCGCCACGAAGATGCAGAGCGACGGGATCGAGGTCCACAAGATCCGGCAATCCATCGGCTACCTGACCGGCCCCTCGAAGATGCTCGAGGATCTCGTGAAGTCGGGGAAGATCCGCTACCGCTCCCCGATCATGTCCTGGGCATCGAACAACGTGTGCATTTGGGAAGATCCCAACCTGAATATCCGGCCCGACAAGGCCAAGAGTTCCGAGAAGGTCGACCCCATCTTCGCCTTGATCAACGCGCTCGCCCTGGCCTCCACCGACGCCGAGCCCGACGGGGCCGAGTTCACCCTCTACGCCCTGTAACTTCACCGCCACGGGCCTCCCCTGTCCGATGGCGACATGGGAATCTTCGACCTCATTCCGTTCGCGCGGTCACGGCCGCAGCAAGCGCCCCCGGCGGTGGAGCTCCGCGGCCTGTCCGATGGCTCCGGGCCCTGGTCCGCGTGGATCTCGCCCGACGCGGTGACCCCCGAGGTGGCCGTGAGGACCACGGCAATCCTTTCGTGCGTCCGGTTCCTCGGGCAGTCCGTCGCGTCCATGCCACCGAGGGTGATCCGCACCACGCCGGACGGCCGGAAATCCAACGCCACGGATCTCCCCTGTTACGGGGTTCTCACCGATACCCCCAACTCCACGCAGTCCCTCTACGAATGGGTCGAGTCGACGATCTACCACACGGCCCTCTGGGGGAACGCTTACTCCCGGATCGTCCCGTCGGTCACCGGCGGATTCTGCTCCGCCCTCGAGCTCCTCCACCCGAGCCGGATGGAGGCTCGGCGGATGTCCGACGGCTCGATCGGTTACCGCTACCTGTACCCCAACGGGGCGGGGCCGAATGGCCAGACCGGCTGGGTGAACTTCACGCAGGACGAGATCCTCCACGTTCGATGGATCTCCGACAACGGGATAAAGGGGCTCGTCCCCTCGACGCTTTGCAACACGAGCGTGGCCCTGGCGCGGGAGCTCGACATCGCGGCCCGGGCCTTCTGGTCGAACGGCGCGCGGCCCGACATCGTCATCGAGACCGAAGAGACGCTCAACCAGCCGGCCATCGACGCCTTCCGCGCTCAGTGGCGGGAGATCTACGGCGGCTCGAGGAACCGCGGCGGTGCCGCGATCCTGCCGAAAAAGGCCAAACTCCAGACGATCGACAGCAACTCCAACGAAGCCTCGGAGTTCTCCCAGCTGCGGCGCGACGTTACCGCGGAGTGTGCCACGATCTACGGGGTTCCCGGGTCGCTCGTCGGTGTTCGCGAGGCGATGAAATACGCGACGACGGAACAGGAGCACCTCTCCGCCCAGGTGTGGTGCCTGCTCCCGTGGGAGAAGCGGCTCGAGGGAGCGGTGAACCGGACCATCCTGACCCCGCGGAGCGGCTCGGCCTACGTCGGCTGCAAGCTCAAGATCGACAACCGCGGTCTACTTCGCGGTGACTCCGCCGCCCGAGGCACGCTCTACGACGTCCTCGCGAAGTGGGGAGCGCTCACCCCCGCCGAGATGCGTGACCTCGAGGACTTCCCCGAGCTCGACGAGCCCGCCGCCAGCGAGACCTACATCCAGTCGGGCTTTGTCCCGCTCCGGGAAGCGGCTGACGCTTCGCTCTCCGAGTCCCAGGTCTCGTCGCTCCTGGCCGTCCTGGCCGCTGTCTCCGCCGGGACGCTGGCGGCCCCGGCCGCCGAGGCCGTCATCGCCGCCGCCTATCCGACCCTGTCCGATTCCGCCGCCACCATCGTCGCCGGTGCAAGGGGGACCACATGACCATCGAACACCGCACCCATGACGAAGCAGGCGACGAGATCGAGACCCGATTCCTCGTGGCCGATCTCGCCCCGGTCGGAGTCGAGGAGCGGGCCGACGGGCCCCCGACGATCTCTGGCATGGCCCCGCCGTGGGACTCGTGGTCGGAGGATCTCGGGTTCCGCGAGAAGTTCGACCGCGGGGCGTTCACCGACGTCCTCAAGAGCCGATCCCTCGATGTCGTCCTCGCGTGGAATCACGACGAGTCATTCCCCCTGGGCCGGACGCGAAACAAGACCCTCGACCTCGCCGAGGGGGAGAAGGGCCTCGAGTACCGTGGAACGCCGCCGCAACCTTCGGCCCGCGTCGACGAGTACCTGACCCTGATTCGGGGCGGATACGTCGCGGGCTCGTCCTTCGCGTTCACGGTGAAGCCTGACCCGAAGCACGAGACCTGGGCCAGCGACGAGCGAGGCAACATCACCCGAACGATTCATCGGGTCTCTGGCCTCTACGACGTTTCCGTCGTGACCCGCCCGGCATACCCCCGGTCGACCGTCGCCCTCCGCCGGCGCGACCTGTTCGCCGCCGCCAACCTCACCGAGGCCGAGCGCCGCCAGATCGTCGAGCGTGAAGCCGACGACCAGGCCGACAAGCTTCGCCGGATCGCGGCCGACCGAAAGCTCCTCGACGCGCTGGTCGCGGCCCGAGCGGCTTCCGCCCTCGCGAGGATGAAAGCCCATGGCCTCTGATCGCCAGTGCCGCTGCGGGGAACGGATGAGAGTCCGCACCTCGAAGCGGAGCGGGGATTCCGCGGTCCAGTATCTGCGATGCACCTGCGGGGCAGCTGCCCGCGTGGCGGTCCCGGCCCGAGACCTGTGGAGACGGAAGAGATGACCCCCGAGCAACTCCAGACCGCCGTCCTCGCCTTCATCGCGTCGGCCCGGCTCAAGGCCGCCGGCGGGCTCACGGTTGCCGAGTTCGGGTCGCTCGTCGTCGAGGTCATCCGCCTGGCGGTGACCGGGCTCGACACGATCGCCACCCTCGACGGGCCCGCGAAGAAGTCCTGGGCGCTCGCCTGCGTGGGATCCCTTTTCGACTCCGTCGCCGATGCCTGCGTCCCGTTCGCCGCGAAGCCTGTCTGGTGGGTGATCCGGCCCGCGGTTCGCTCGCTCGTCCTGGCCGCTGCCGGCGGCGCGCTGGAGCAGATCCTCGCCCTGACCCGCGCCGCGGAGAAGCCCGCATGACGACCGCCCTGGTCCTCGCCGCCGCCGCCGTGGCCTACCTGATGTGGTCACGCCCGGCCGCCCCGGCGAGCCTGCCGCCGCTGTCGCCAATCCCGTCGCTGCCGGCAGGCCCGGCGATGTCGTCTGGCGGCCCTCACCCGCTCACCCTCCTGGCGATCCTCGCCGCCGGCGGGATGATCGCGTTCTCGATTCGGGAAAATGGAAAACCGCCTGCCCCCGCCCCCGGCCCCGCGCCGGTCGTCGGGCTCGATCTCCGGGGACGATTCGTCGGGCCGGACGCCGCGGCCGATGCCGCCACCACGGCCGCCCTCCTCGAGGAGCTCGCTGTCCAGATCGAGTGGGACGGGCAACAGACCGAGCCCCGGCTCCGAACCGGGGCCGCGTTCGATGATCTCCGCCGCGCCGCCCGCGAGTTGCGGACCCGGGGCGTTTCGCTCGGCGCTCGCCAGCCTGCCGTCAGGGACGCGATCAAAGCCTTCCTCGACGCCGAGGCCGGGACCGAGGGCGGGCCGGTCGATGCCGCCGCGCGTGCGAAGTGGGTGCGAGCGTACCGGGCCGTGTCGGCCGCAGCGGCGGAGGCGACCCGATGAGCTTCGTCGTCCACCACGGGGACTGCCGCGAGGTAATGGCAAC